CATTGTATTCAATTTTATTGTGAATACAATGATAGGGACCCAACTATTATGAATTGCATTAGACATTTTCTATCACATGGTCCTGATCTTGATCTTGATCTTGATCTTGATCTTGATCTTGATCTTGATCTTCATCTTCATCTTCATCAGATAGCCATACAGACATATTCGGTTTGAACAATGCATTGCTCATTCTTTTGAAATATCCATCTGTCTCATTAGGTATACATTCCTCGTCACTGTTTATTGAACCGTTACTATTATGATTTTCACTATCATCATCCTGACCATTGTTACTAGTTGACCGGGTCTCTTGGTTTTTTATCGATAAAGTTGAACCAGTTAGACTATCTGAACTGCTAGACTGACCGTGTTTTTTCTTTTCAATCCATCGATTATCGATATACTTCTGTGTTATTTTCGACTTATTTTCTAGTTTCTTCGATTGTTCTCGTAACATATACTTTTCTGGATTACGAAACATAGCATAAGACACTGCGTCATTAAAAAAATGATGTGATTGTTTCTCATGTAACGGTGGCGGCAATTCTATTTTATTCACCCATCCTCGTTTATGTCTCTTAGTATCATGTCGCTTATACACAATTAATTCGTCTTTATCTGCTAATAAATCATAAACAAGTTCGGATGGTTGTTCGGGTCTACTACGACTTTTTACTTTTTCGTATTCATTGAACTTTTCATCCATAAAATCTTTTCCTGTATACTTTCGTAAACTTCGATCGATCGATATCATTTTATAGACGTCAATGCTTATTTTGTAATATTCCTTATGCGTCGCTAACTCTATTTCCATCTTGTCTTGGTATTTCATAAACATCTCTATGCCCGTTATTATTCCACATACTAGTGAAATGCAACTACTTATGATAGATATATATCGCTGATCTAAATGTTCTTGTGTACCAACCGATGCAAATGTATTTATTCCACTGAGCACTATAATCGGTATTCTAAACCATTTAACCTGGCTTTTGCAATATTGATATTTGAACTTATGGTAGTTACTTAACTGTGAACAATTGATCCGCAGATTGTCCAGTACTCGTTCTATGTTATCCGACCATGTTTTTTCTATATTCATTACACCTGTGCTATTGTTGCCATCATTATTTGTTAGATTTTCATCCAGCATATATGTAATATATAGTGGATTTATTATATATTTTCTTTTGGAACACATTGCCGACAACTACCAATTTGCATTAGTCAAACGATTGTAATAGAGCTCACAATCATGTTCTGCTACACTCCAACACGTTAAAAATGTCTCATCATACCATCCACGCAATGTATCTCGGTCAAACAGATCAAACTTGTCGTCAAACAAACGAATATTATGTCCGACATGATAATAACGATATAATGGGAATGCTGTTACAATATCACGATTATTTGTAATACGATAATGTGTCAAATTCGTTTTCTGCTCAAATGCTTGTTTCCATTCATAATTTCCTACACGAGGACTGGCAAACGATATAACAGTAACTTGATTATCTATCTCATTTGATAACATATACCCGAATAAAGTAGATAGTGCACCTCCCAAACTATGTCCGGTTACATACACTGCATAATCTGGATGTTCCATCAACAACTCTTTTAATTTCTCCATAAGTTTCTCATATGTTTTGTTATCAGTGAGTTGCTTATGGAACCCGCTATGGACACTTATTTTATCGGTTAGCTTATGTTTGAATATCATTAGATCGTAATACCAATCGGATTTTGATTCGCTACCACGAAATACAACACTAATGCGTTTATTCAATTCACTTACAGTAACCCCTACTTGGAGGTCAGTTTCTTCATCATTGATAAATGCTGCTAATTTGCCATTTGGAATATTATTCGCAATATCCTCCAATACACCTTTTCGAGTTTCATTCAAGTTTAACTTGTCAAAACCACCACTCTGCTTCATTTTATCCACGAATGTCTCCACTGTCATGTTGTCGTCCGTTAGAGAAATATCCTTACCGTAATTATACACTAACATTGTAACACGTAACATGTCCATCACTGATGCATAAGAAATGCTATTTAATACTTCGCTGTTTGAGAATTCAGACATCTTATACAATACCATTCGATTATTATTGGCTAAAATATTATATTAGCCAATAGTATAATGTATACTGATTTAGGGACACCAGGTGGTTATGCTCATATACTGAACGGTACTATACTATTTACAGTTGTATTATTTGTAATATTCAATGTATCAAATATTCAGAATATAGACATCTACAAAAAAATAACACTGCTTTTGTTGATTAGTATTTCAATCGGAATACATGGTATATCGCATCTCTGGTTGGACAGTACCTATAACTTGAACGACGGGTCTAGATGCAATAGATGCCCAAAGCGTGTGAGATTTTCGATCTAGGTTATAGTATTAGATGTTACTAGTTGTAAGGTAACATCTAATATGCGATTTCTAAAATTCAGGTTCATGTTTTTTAAATAGACATCCTTGTTTTGATAAGTTGTGAATAGTAGTTATCATATTGGGGTCTTGATAGCAAGATACATCCATCCAAATTTTTATAATACAAAAGTTTTTTTTGGGTGATATAGTAATACCAGTTACCTGTTTGCTATGTTCATTATCTATACATAATGTTTCCCCACATAGCAAACTGAATAAATTTTTCCATACCTCTGGTGCGTGTTTATTAATTATTTTATATGAAAAACATCCACCATTTCTGTTCTGGGGATCCTCCCACATGGGTGTAATACCTTCCCGCATTACAAACAACATACAGTTCTTAATAATGTTATCGTGGATCTTGTCGTTTAATTGTATAACTTTCTCGGCAGTGTCAATCTCACTCATAATTACAGAATAACTGGACAATTCCCAGCTCTTATCGTGTGGTAAATGGTAATACATATTCCATTTACCATTCAAGTTATGTTGTTGGGTAGGACTACTCACTGTATCCATTGTGATTACACCCGTAAAATATATATAGAAATTTCTTTATATGTATTTATTTTTATTATTGAATAATATTATCGTTGCTATCCTTCTCTGATAGATTTTCGTCTGTATTGCTATCACTAGTTTCATCATCTTCGGACAATGTTCCAAAACTAGACATTATATTTTGTTCAATTTGAGGCGGCACTGACCTATCAGTATCTGACGTTTCCTCTCTCTGGTCAGCGGTTTCTGATATATCAGACCCAGCTTCACTATTATTTGATATAGTATCTTCTTCCTCCGGTTCACTGACCTCCTCTATTGGTTCATCATTACACAGAGTGTCATCTGGGTATATAGTGATAACCTCGTAACCCATTCTTTTAATGTTGATATACTGATTTGCCTTTATCTTCACCATAGTAATCGTGGTATCCAATAGCTTTATGACATAGTTATTATCAAATGTATATTCCTGGTCTTGATGTTCTAAATATCTTCGCACAAATGTCGCCGATAATATATGATTGTTTGCAATATACATATTGGTCGGTAATTCGATTACAATCCCTTTTGACATTGATGGATGTGTGTATTCAATACTCAAAAACACATTCTTGCCTTCCGTTGTAGGCAACAAGCGCTCGGTCTTTGGTGTGTCTATATCTGTATGAAAAAATGACGAATACATGTATTTGTTTCCGATCTTCATCGTTACCAAGGTCTCTAATGAATTTGGTATGCATTTAGATGACGCTATATCACAAATTCGATCCAATCCTCTCTTATATAGATCAGTGGCCGTTTCGTTATCTGTTGTGAAATAATGATACTTTTCCGTGTATTCATAATCGTCTCCTAGGAAAATATCCATATCATTGTTCGTAATGTTCGAAACGGATATCCAATTATTACACAGTGGTTCGATTGAATATCCCATTATACATGCACGGCAATAGTCATGTACATATACACACGCATCTGTATAATGACGGATAATTGGATAGGTATTATACATGTGCTTTGCCTTTACATCCACCTTACTCTTTATCATCAAACATGTTGTCGCAATACTAACCATAATTTCGCTTAATTTAATTTCATTTAGATTTCCTACCATTATATTGAACGTTTCTAATATGTAGCTAAACGCTGATCCCATTATGATAAATAACATTTCGGTGATGCTATTCATTCTCCACGGTATATACATATCATACGTGATTATATTTATATTTCTTTCATAAATTACATAAACCGAAAGAAAAATATTATTATAATATAAATATAACTATGGTAAAATCAACCCGTGGATTGTTCGTGTTTCATCGTGATCTCCGCATTGAAGACAATCGGGGAATAAATCGAGCAACGGAAATGTCAGACGAATTGTATACTTGTTTCATATTTACACCCGAACAGGTTGGACAAGCAAATGTATACCGGTCTGACAACGCTATACAGTTTATGATAGAAAGTTTGATTGAACTAAATTCGAATATAAAAAGTAAAGGTGGAGAACTTATGTGTTACTATGGTGATCAAATAACCATTTTAAGGTCAATTATTCAGGTTCTCGGGATTACTGCTATATATTTTAATCGGGATTATAGTCCATATGCGGTGAAACGCGACGAGGCGACACAGAAACTCTGCAATGATCTGGGCGTGGTATGCACGACGTTCTCTGATTATTACTTATATGAGCCAGGTACGGTAGTGTCCGACGGTAGCAATATGGCCTATAAGAAATATACGCCCTTTTATAACAAGGTTATTCAAAATGATGTCAAAGATACTCGAATAAAGCGTGTTTTTAACTTTGGTAAATATACAGGTTCTCGTATATCAAATAAAATTTCTTTACAAGAAGCTGCAAAACGGTTTACCGATCCAAATAAGGATATTCTTGTCCACGGCGGACGGACCCGGGGGAAATTGTTGTTAACAATGGCACTACGAGACCAATCGGATTACGATGAAAGGCGGGATTTCTTTACTCACCAAACTACCCATTTGTCTGCCTATATCAAGTTTGGATGTATTTCTATACGTGAGGTCTACCATGATGTCAAACGTAAGTTTGGTATTAATCACGGCATTATAAGAGAACTTATATGGCGAGAATTCTTTGCCCATGTTCTCTTTGCTTATCCCGAAGTAGTTGGTCTTTCGTATCAACCCAAATTCCGTAAAATACAGTGGAGTAATAATCAAACTAATATTGAGAAATGGAAGGTAGGACTAACTGGATATCCTCTGGTAGATGCTTGTATGAGACAAATGAATACAACGGGGTATATGCACAATCGTGGACGAATGACAGTGGCTAGTTTCTTGATCAAAACATTATTGATTGACTGGCGCATTGGAGAACAATACTTTGCACAACAACTAACTGATTACGATATTGCTTCTAACAATGGCAATTGGCAGGGCATTAGTGGGACTGGTGTTGATATGAAACCGTATTTTCGCGATATGAACCCTTGGATACAAAGTTATAAATATGATATCCGATCCGAGTACATAAAAAAATGGGTACCCGAACTTGCCTACGTCGACCCTTCTGATATTCATAAATGGGATACAATGTGCGAGAACCCCAAATACAAACACATTAAATACCCAAAACCTATCGTAAACTACGATGAACAAAAAGTGAAAATGCTGGCGATGTACAAGAGGGCACTGTGATTGGTACTACATAAAATTGAATACTTTTTTTTACGTAGTAACGATATCAAATTACAACAACAATGAATGCAATCGATAACACAGATAGTACGACATATTACAAAAATGTCTACGCAGATCCTCCTCCTATCGAGACAGCCCAGAAATCTATCGATTATATAATGATGATAATCCACCTGATTAATCTGCACCCGCAGTATCAACGAGACGCTGTATGGCCACCGGAGAAGTTTTGTTCCTTCTTGACATCTTTATACTACAATGGTCATGCTGCGATGACGTTGACATTATGCGATACAATGGGTCAGGATAATAAATACGAGTACGAAACAATTGACGGACAGCACCGACTTCTTGCACTCTGGCATTTTAGACATTCGAAACCACTTGACCATATTAAAAATATAGCTAACAATATGGTATATATTAATATAAACGGGTCAAATGCAGTATTATTCTACGATGAGAACGAGCACACCAAAGCCTGGTGCAAATTAAACAGCCGGAACGCTGTATATATGACCAGTGATAAATATGATCCCTACCAACGAAAAAAATTCTTAGGAATTAACCTAATAGTGGTCGTACATAAATATCTTATGACCGATGCTAAAAAGAAAGCCGCATTCATTTCATTACAACAGGGCGTTAAAGTAACTAACAGTGATCTGTACCGTAACATGGAGTTACCTTTACTCAATATGATCTACAATGAGAAGTTAGAAGACTTATTTAAGAATATGCTCAATGTCATGAGTGTAGCTCCTGTAAAATATCGGATACAGTTTCTGGTACGTCTCTACCATATTTCCAGTGTTCCAACTAATATATATGACCATATGTTTACAATGACCGATAGTGTGCTTACCAAAGCATTGAAGAAGGGCGACAGTAAGTATTTTGTGATAGCTGATGACAAGTGTGGTACTAAGTTTACGCGAGATATGGAAAGAATGGTTACGTTTGCAGTAGATCACGAGGATAAAAACGTGAAATTACCCCCAATCGCTTTCTATGCTATCTTCTGCATTCTCTCTTCTATGACCGATGAAGAATATATCATGAAATATCCTATAATTAAAAGCTATACGTCTTCATTGACCAGTGATGGTTTCATTTCGAGTTTCTTTGCCAGAGTAGATCGTCAGCTTGAAGTAGATAAGAAAATTGTGAAAACCCTATGGGAGAGAAAAAACATACATAATACCATTTATAAAAAACGTAATATATATCAAATTGCGTTTGACTTACTAACTTCCTACACGGTACCGCTTATTACTAAACCGAAAATATCTAGAAGAAAGCCTCTATCGAAATACAAACGCGGCGTAGTATGGAAAAGGTGTTTTGGAGAAGAAGCTACCGAAGCTATTTGTGGTGTATGTAAAACCAATAATATTAATCTAGGGTCAAATGGATTTCACGTCGGCCATATTGTAGCCCATAGTGAGGGCGGTACAGATAACTTCGATAACCTCCTCCCGATTTGCGCTGGATGCAACCGAGATATGGGCACACAAAGCCTATACGACTACAAGTCTGGTCTCTAATTTAACGAGTTATAATGTAAAATACTTAACAAAACTACTAGTTTTTTTTGGTTTTCAATTTGCGCGAGGAAATTAGTTTTGATGTATAGAATTGATTGATTTACAATAATAAACCAATCAATAAGAAAAATTAAATATCCAACGAAACAGTATTCTTGTCAGAACGGTTCTTTCTTCTATTGGAGCGCTTAGGCATATTTGTGTTTTGCATATCTTTCAATGATGCAATTGAAATAACGGAATCGTCTTCGACGGATTGACTAGCGACCGGAGCAGGAGGCTGCTCATGAATATTCACACTACGGGTCTTCAATCCAGACAAAATGTTGTCAATACTACTCGATTGAGGCCCACGCATTTCAGGCCTAGATGGAGGTTGCTGAGGAGTATTAATGCTACGGCTCTCATCGTTCACATTATACTCGCTGTTTACATCAACACCTTGCTCTCTAAACATTGCTCCTCTACTAGCATTAAGGTCTGGACGATTGTTTGGGGTCTCTCCTGTATATACCATACCAGGACGTTGTGGAGGAGCCATATTTTGTGTCTCAACTGGTGCGGGTGGAGGAGGTCCCTTAGGTCTAGTTGAATCTTGCATAAAATTACTCGCCATTGCGAAACCGGGCGATTCTTGGCTCATGCTACTCACAGTTGCGTTTGTAAACATTTTCATTAACTCGGGACTTTGTTTAATAACATCATTGAAAGCTGGTGTAGCACTAGACAATGCCTTATTTGAGAAATTCAATACCGCAGCACTAAATCCAACACGAAGAAGCAAAGAGATTTCCGGCGCCATCTTACCGCCCTTGTATTTGTCGTGTAATTCAGAGAAAATCTCTTCGTAACTATCGATATCCTCGTTCACCTGTTCTCCCCAACCATCCAAATTAAGATCAAAAGGATTAAATACAGTGTTTGCATATTCCATCGAATTAATGAAAGTCATAAACCACCACCCCTGTAATTTAATTCCATCCTTCTTGCGTTTATCCTCCAATGCGGTTTCATATTCGTCCTCAATCTCATCAAAGGCTGACTCCATATTGAAATTCGAACCATGCTTAATCTGACCCTTCTCGTACCATTCTTCCAATTTCTTTAACATAGCACGCTTTTTACGGCGAACCTCGCGCTCATTCAATGTGGTTACCTTTTCTGCATTCAAAGGGATCTCATTGATTTTTGAAAATCCATCCCAAGTCTTCGAATTACCCATACTATTACTGGTCGCCTGTCCAATATTAGATCCACCGAAGTTGTCATCCGGTTCCCTCGGTGTTGGTGCTTTATTGGTGGTTTCACCCATGCCAAAGAGGTTAGCCGCCATTCCACTAAGACTTTTAGTCTCACTCTTTCCTTGGCTAGATAGGTCATTCAATTCATTTTCCAAATTATCCAATTCGCCTAAATTTAAATTAGAATTCGAATTACTGGATGAAATCTTTTTATCGTTCATGAGCAATTCAATACCGGTTCCTGATCCCATATTACTGTTGGATTGCCCTATATCAAGAGATACAGGATCTAAATCTTCTAATGCACCTAAATCGATTACTTCCATCTACTATGATAATTATACAAGTTTTATTTTTAAATCATCCGCAATTATAATAATATTATTGTTTCGTAAATACCAAATGCCTTGTAAAAATGCGTCGGCCAAGTCGTCTTTTTTTCGGGTATCCATTGCTGATTTCCAAGTAGACAACTCAGGGTTCGCGGTGAGCAATTCTAAACAGTAATGGACACTATCCTTTTTATGTGTTTTATATTCAGGGTTAACGTTTCGTGAAGGTTCTTTCGTATCTGTCGTCAGTTTGTCCACTTTGTTCGATTTGTCCGTTTTCAATTTATCGAACTGTTTCAGTTTATTCGCTGATGATATGAAACCAATCTGTGCATTCTCATTCGTCATTATAAAATACTGAGCCAACATACCTTGTATCGTTTTCATTCGGTTCGCAATTGGTGATATTTGGTTCTCAATGGCAACATTGGTTATTTCATCGATCCGGTCTACTTCATCTAAGCGGGTTTTCATATTACGTCCTATCTCAATCAGATCCGTTTCCGATGCGCTTTTCGCCTTTTTTGTTATAATTGGCTCGTAACAGTTTTTCGCAAAATAGGTTGTCAATTTATCCAATACATCGCGCTTTAACATCTTCTCCGGATTGGCTACATCAATGAGTGCTAAATGTTTGTTACCCAAGGCAATTAAGTCACCGACCTTCATTTTTTTCAGAGACGGTGGCAACATTTCCTTCGTGGGAACCATATATTGACTACACGACTTTGCATGCTTATCGCAATAATATTTGTCATTCTTACTATACTTGGCCTTCTTTGTACATGGCTTCGGTAATAGTTTTTTCGTCTTCGGTGTGTTTATGCAACCACATATATGGTCAGCCTCTTGTGCATCCATTAAATTTAATACATCCCAATTGGATATCATAAATTGCCCATTTGTACAGTCAAAAATACAATAGGCCATATTCTTAATTCCGACATCAAAACTTATGACCCTCATAACACAATAAACAATATAACCTACCGAGTTTATATTGTTTGGTCGCAAAAGGCTAATTCAAGAACTTATTCTGAACGTTGTCGTATAACGTTTTCGGGAGTAATGACAGGTGCAATTTTTAGGAGATCATTATTCGCTTGGTTAAGATACATATTTTTCAAATCACTTGCTGGTTTGCCAAAGCGATGCGATGCGTCTAATGCATCATGCTGTAATCGAGGTACATTGTATTCACCCTTTACTTCGTTGCATTGTATATTTGGTGGATTAGACTGCCTAACCGCAAAATTGTTCTCATTGTTGCTTTCCCGGTAGTTGTATTCAATTAAATCAGATGCATTGTCAGTTAAATATTTACGATATTGCCAATTAGATGTTATACCCGCGCTGGATAATAAAGCATTGTTATTTTCAGCTTCGGGTTGGATTGTGGCGAGAACCTGTTTATTATTACTTGTTATTGGAGGTGCCTGTTTATATTGAGTATTATTCTGAACTGGATACATTGTTCGAGAAAATTCGAACTTTACTTCTGGATATGCATTATCTAAACTAGTAAACTCATTTATGGATGACATTATAATATATTATATAATTTCGATATATATTATATTACCGGCAATTACTCATTCGCCTCACCATTCAGCATTTTTAATAATTCAGCCTTTTTCATTTTGCTTGGATCAGAACATAAACCCTTTGTAATGACCAATGCCTTTAAATTTTGTATCGTCATTTTACGATATACGTCTGTAGCAATTTCTTCGATAGAATTTGGTTCGGCAGTAATTGTATTTTCTAAATATTCGTCATTTAATTTTTCTACAACAACTGGGTCAGCTTCACTAAAATCTTCTGGTTGAATAATATCGTCTACGTTCTCATTGTCCGATGCATCTACGGTATCGTCAGGCACTAAGGTCAATCCCTCGTTTTCTTGATTTTCTAATACAATCACCTTTACAGATGCATCGTCTGGTATCTCTTCCTCGGTTCCACTCTCATCATCACTGTCTTCTTCGGTTCCACTCTCATCATCACTGTCTTCCTCGGTTCCACTCTCATCATCACTGTCCTCCTCAGACCCACTATCATCGTCACTCTCATGTTGATGCTCATCCTGTAAATAATGGCTTATATTACCATCGACTTGTTCATAGTGCGTGTTTCCCTGATGATCCGGGTGAAACATCATATTTGGTACACCAGACTGAACGCTCCTCATCGCATTCATTTCGGAAACAACACTATTTATTAATTCAAACATAGTATCGCATTTTTGCTCCAATGTGTTAAACCGCTGTCTAAAATGGTACACTAGAAGCAATATCAAGATAAATGTAACGGCTAAACTTACAAAGAAGAAAGTTTCAATAAAACTAAACAGACCCATTTTACTATAAACTAATAAATTATAAGTCAAATGCAAACGAACTAGTAAATAAAATATTTCAATATATATATTACATTCATGGATACATCTTCATTACAATCTTCTCCTAAACTTAATATCGATGTGTCTGACCGAGGAATAGTTCTTAACAAAAAGTTCCTCATTGTTAGTTTATTGGTTTTACTAATATTCTCACTTTTAGGAATAAACATATTAAGTTTGTTTGGTAGCGTTTTCCAATTAGTAGGAAACTTATTTCAGTCAATTGTTAATTTGGTTAAACCGTTAATTCTGCGTATATTATCGTTATTCGGCTACACCACCGGTGCAGTTATTAATACAACCGCGGATATCGTAGGTGAAACTACCAAGACTGGCATTGACGTTGCAAGTGGAGCAGTACAGTCTGTTGGAAATTTATTAAAAGATGGCAGTAAAAACCTCATTGATAAAAATGCCAAAAAACATTTTGATAATGCACTTAACCTATCTACGATAAAAACTAGCACACCTGATGCAGATAATACGAATAGCAATATACAGACTGCAATTGGTGCCGATAAGGCTAGTTGGTGCTTGGTTGGAGAACATCAAGGGCGCAGAGGGTGTGTAGAAATCGACCAGGACACTAAGTGTATGTCGGGTCAAATATTCCCCAGTCAGCACCAATGTCTCAACCCTAACCTTACAACAAATGCACAATAGACACCTGGAAAATTGAATACTTATTAGTTATAAGAAGTTGTTATAACTAATTGCCTCAAAATAAAAATCTAACAAATTTAATAGTAAACATGCCCAAAACTCGTGATGAATTATGCAAACAAGCAATGGATGCATTTATTACAGACAACTATGATGTAACCTATAATATTACACCATTGACTAAGAACAAAGCGAACAATCTACATTGTTATGAAATCGTAGTGCCCAGATTAGTAAAGACATATGATATAGATGCACACACAAATAATGATAATACTGTTCCAGCTGATAGCGTTTATCAATCCCAAGATGTAACCACGATTTTGTCTAACTTCGATGCCGCGTTTAACAATCATTTCAGTGAGTTTGCGTTGTATACAAAGGAAACCTCTAAAAGTGATCCGACAACCGTTCGTGATGTTAAGAAGTCTGCTCTTGAAATTACTCTTATTGGTATAGACAATGAATGTCTTACTGCTTGGGTGCAAGTGCTCTATCATAAGGGACATAAGCCTTATCCATGTGATGCAGAACTAACTAGTACTATCGCAAACAAAGAGACAAACCACAGTGACAAACAAAATGATGATGACACTGAAATCACCGAAGAAGCATGGATGTTAGATAGTAACCCTGATGTCAGATGTCTTATCAACCAATTAAAACAAGAACGAGAAGATCTCCGCAAGTTATGTCACGAAAAGTCCAATACAATTCGTACATTGGAAGATGAACATAAACGATCCAAACATACATATCAATTTAAATATGGGCAACTTAAACGAATGTATGAAACGCAATGCGAGCAGTTCAGATTATTAGAAAATGATAATTATCATTACAAACGACGCTATAATCTTGCCAAAACCGAGTATATTAAAATGAAAAAAATAGTAAGTGCGACAGAGAGATTACCGACAATCATAAAAACATTATATGATAATGCTAAGATGAATGAAGATTGTCCAGTCTGTTATGAAAAGATGAATATAGACAACTTGGAGGTACCACTATGTGGCCATTTTATATGTTCGACATGTTCTACCAGATGCACTAATTGTCCGATATGTAGAGTGTAACGTGTTTATGCAAGTTGTCATGTAACACGAAGTGGTAATCTTTCATTTTCACTAGGATCAGTGGTGATAGTACATCCTATCTCTGATTTTTTACTGACTTCTGTCATGTTAAACTTTACTCCATAACTAAAATCATAATTGTTACTAAAATCATTTATATTATCCTGTGTGAACTTTACATCGGCAAGAATATTGAAGTCATATATATATCCAGGTTCCGTATATAATTCCATATTTGATATTGTTAACATTCCCGTATATAGTGAACCTGAAAAATTCTCGCCATTTGCGGGAACATCAAAGGTAATTTCACTAATATTTCCATTGTCTATACTGTATTCAAGTATTCGGTTTGTTTCAACCGGATTATTCGCAAATACCACTTGTGGGTTTAAGTTTACATTTGAAATTGATAGTTTTAATTCAGCAAACTCTTTGGGTGTAGTTCCTTTATATGTACCTTTAAAGTAAACACCGATTGGTATTTGTAGTGAATATGTATATCTATCTACATTGATTTTATCAGTTATCATAATCGAGGCCATCGTTGTGTCATTTGCTGGTTCTAGTACAAGATCAGAGTTTATTACAGTAATGGTACTCAACGATGTAGTGTTTTCTCCGATTGTATTTGTTTTCCATAAAACCTGGTTATCTACGTCGGTTATCGCATAATTCTCAACAGATGAATTTGCGTAGTTGTATAAAGGGACAGTAGGGTCCTTGTATAATTTAATGATGGGTCCAGGTACATCTGATGAAGACGTCGGCGTTTGAATAAGATCATCTGTCGGACATTCTGGTACTGGAAATTCGGTGGTTCTGTCTATATTTACACTATCTAAATTAAATAATGGATCGTAAGTATATCGAACGGTATCTGTATGGATAGGCGCATAGGATTGTTTCTGATATTTGCCAGTAATCGCTTGTGCAAACAGAGATTTCTTTGTCAAATTATTCGTTCGTGTATTTAAACGATTGTTTGGGTATTGTAAAATCTCGAATTTTCGTCGCATATCAAGTTGACGTTGCGTATAAGTTGGATATGGCGATATAGGTGTTGCTCTAAACGAGGGCATCGCAAATAATTGTTGACGCTTTCTCAAATTACATATAGTGTCGAGGTTTAAATCAATATTCGACATCAAATAAAATAAAATATATATATTTTGCGAACATATATTTTACATTACCACCACTGGTTACTTAGTATTTGGATGCATACCACCGGTTGGAAAGGTATTTGAACCCACCTGATGGCATAACATCTTCGGCGACCTTTAAATTTGGCCCAGATGATACAACATTGTTAATCTCAAATACATTTAATGCGCGACTGTAATATCTCAGATTGGATAGCTTACCCATAAATCCTCCTTTCTGGCAAATATGAATATCACCATAATTCTGTTTGGGAGTATTTGCTAATAATAATCTATTTACTACCACGCCATTTACATAAACATCTAGTACTGTGTTTTGGAGGCGTAATGCCACATGAAACCACTTCTTAATTGGGACATTGTCAATATCTAAGGTAGTATTGTCGTCGGTTGATGATACCGAGTTCATGATAACATGAAGACTGTTATTCATAGGACCGATATAAAGACCAGGTCCATTGTTTACACTCGATAAGTTCGACGTAGTATTAATATTACCATCTCCTTTACTAAATACATGTTGATATTTACCTTCAACCGTACCTAAATCGTTTAAGTATAGCCAAGTAGACCAGGTAAATTCCATACCCTTCGACTGATCGTTTGATCTAAATATCTGGACTGCATTTGTTTGCTTGGGGTCCTGAGGTATAACTTTTGAGTGGTTTCCGTCTATTAACCCATTGATTACATAGGGATCCGGCGATGGCTCTGTAAAATAGCCTATTATTGATATTCCTAAATTAAACAATATTAAAAACACAATCAATAACAGCAAAATAAAAGCAAATTTCGCAATGATTGTGTTTGAAGTTAAAAATCCGGTTGTAGCACCTACACCAGCACTAGCTTGGGTTGAGAAATCGTCAAATGTTGTTGTCAATGACGACTTCACTCCGTCTAATGCAGACCCGAGACGCTGGGCAACGGGAGGAGTAGATGCGGATATTGCAATTGGTGGTGCATTTGGTTGAATATTCATATCAGTGTTCTATACTATATAGTAGAATATATAGTATTGTATTACGATTTATTTAAAAAGAGAACTTTGTTTGTTCTACATTGTTCTTTAACACAGAAACGTCAATGCCATAGGATGAGAATGCACGAGATATCGCATTCGTACCATTGCCCTCTAAATAGGTATTCCATGCAGTTTCTGGGTCAACGGGTACAGTCCAACGTTTAAATTCAGATGTGTATGCATCGAATGACACAAATGGTTGGGTTTGACTATTTCCTAAATAAATTGGTGCAGAAGTTGCATCTGGTGGGATAGCAGGGAACACGCCACCTGCCTCATTACTTCTGTAAAAACGTTGCGACTTCACTAACTTGCCATCTAGATATACATCGGCAAACTGATTATCTACACTTAATGTTATGCATACCCATTTTTGCAATGGGAAGTTCTTGGTAACTATCATCTTATCGAACTTGGGCATGCCACTTTCGTCCGTCTCATTCATTGCTAAATCTACATTCAGTGTAGGACTAGTGTTATCTAAGTACACCTTCATGTTATTAGGACGACTAAACAACGTTTTGGGAGAATTGTTGTCCCAGGTATTCACATATACCCATATATTATAACCATAACGGGTATTTCTTGCTCCTTCCACCTTAGTAATAGGAGTAATGGCGGTTTTTAAACTAGCAGAACTAGACAATTGTGTTACAGTTCCAGTAATGTATGCATATAACACGTATACTAGTAATATGATCAACACCGACAGAATTATGGTAGCTGGCTTCATTGTATATTAATTCATCACAAATTATTTACAGGCGGGTTCTGTTTCATTAACATATTATAAGACGTTGCTATTTGTCCCTTTGACTGGGGTTTGTTGTGATATTTGATGTTACAAATTGCTCCATCTAGTCCTTCCACTGCACCAATGGAAATTATATCTCCGGCGGAATATTCCGGCTCATTCTCATCAAATACGAACGTTTTTTCTAAATGTCCGTTTAAAAATAGGTCTACTTGCGAAGAATTATAATTAAAAACGAGTTGGTTCCATTTCTGTGGTTTTATATTCACTTTATAACTTCGTTTCACTTCTTCTCCGCGATTTGTAAAATATACATTCAGCATGTCTGGTGTTTGATTTCCATCAGTGTCAATGTTATTAATATAAGTGATCTTTGGCAATCCATTACCGTAATTAAATATTTCCGTTTCCTTTGCATAGGATGCATAATTAGGTGGTTGCATATTTAGATATAACCACATTGATATACTATATGAACGTTTGAATGTTGTAGTTGCCTCATCGCTATGTCCATTATTTACAAACGCATGGTTATATCCGCTTCCCAATTCCTTTTTAATATCTAAAAAGGCGGTTTCTGCTAATAAGGGCGTTCCTTCCATGACGCCAATCTTTCTTATTATTAATGGTATATAGATATACAACAGCGCTGCCACCAGTTCTAGTATAAACAGGTAATATACAACATTCGTGGTTGCACCTAATTCAGACTTAATATAATTGATAAAATCTAGAACTAGACATGGTATGTAGAACAATAGGTGAGCAAATAGTCCACTCCATCCTTCCATTGATTTTAAATAGTTGCTATAAAAATAGAATACAATAGCCAATGCGACAATTACACCAAATGCCGCTAGTCCAGACATGATGTACGTCAGTTTGTTTATAGTATCGCTTTCTCCTCCCGAGTAATAATATAGTGCGGTTCCAAATATTAGTGCGAGAGAAGATAATCCCGTAATAAGTGATTTCATATTGACACCAAATAAGTTACCCATAAATGTATAGAACAAACCTCCAATTATCAAACCTGCAATAGGATATAGGTATCTATAAATACCAATGGTTGATGCATTCGGGTCCTTTGTCGCATACTGCATAAAACCAATTATGCCTCCTACTACCAATGCAATGGCACCATAACTGGTATAACTTTCACTTGTTGCATTTGATACTAGATTTTCATATGCATAAATAAATAATTCTTTTAGAGATGAATAGATGGTGGTCACTGGCTTTACGATTAACCATATAAACATTATACTAATTATGTAAAAAAATGTATATAGGATGGATTGTATACCGGTCATAACCTTTGAACCAATTTCCTTTATATTTGGCATATTTTAGTTTGATTATACAATAATGTATATTTTATAATCGATTGTATTGTAATTTACAAATTCTCGATGGTGGTTTTTTTTCCATGACACTCACGACATAAAGCCACTAAATTATCTACATGATTACTGCCACCATATTCTAAACGGACTGTATGATCCACCTCAAACCAAGCATTCAGTTGGCTTTTACAATCTGCACATTTCCAATCCTGTCTAGACGCTACAAATTTCTTTTTCGTTTCACTTACCGATCGTTTTGTGGATTTTTTACCTGAGTTTAATATTCGGTTCTCGGATACGTATTGATTGTTGTTTGTCATTTGAATTATAGGACTATTGCTATCATCAGACGTAAAGTTTTGTTTTGAGGTAAAGTCCAATATTGGTGAAATGATGTTCGATGCATTCTTATCTATCGGTAAATATTTAATATACTCATTTGACATTGAAACCATCTCGCGTGCACGTAATGGATTTCGTTTGATTAGTATATAAAACATCAATGCTCCAAATGCTACACCTGCCATCTGGTAATATTTCTTACCGGAAAGTAGTAGTTTCGTATATTTACCGTCGGTATGTATGTTTGCAATGATAAATCCCGCTATCAGAATAATTATCAATTCTATTCGCATCGCGTCTTTATATTACCACGAGACTTTTTCATTTTATTCATAATACATGTATATCAAAAATACACATGCCAGAATTAATGCGATATGTATATATTGACGACGCACGTGTATTTTTTCGTGTAAATAAACCGGTTTCGGCTTGTATTCTGCTCTATACTTTTCGAGTGCATCAGCTAAACCAATCTCTTCTTTTCCTAATAACACATTCAATTTATTATGTATAAAATGAACCCAACGTACAAAGGATGTTCTGTTGTCTAAATAAGGTGTTACTGGATATTTATCTAATAATTCACTAAATTTATTTCCCATCTCTGATATCGGAATAAATAACGGCATATTGTGTATAAGATCGTAATATTTGCGCTTCGATACTTCATTCGGGGTCAATGGATACGATTCCGCTACGGTATGTAAAAAAAACCAGTAGTGTGGACCCCATACAGTTGGATCAAATATCATTTCCTATTATCAAATAGTTATATAAAGATTTGTCACTTTATTCAATTAGGTTAAACTAAATTAGTTACATGGGCGATAATTATTGCAATAACTGTGGAAAACATGGTCATATATATAATCAATGTAAAATGCCCATCACTAGCATAGGCATTATTGCGTTTCGCTATAATACAAATAAAATTATTGAATATTTAATGATACGCAGGAAAGACACTCTTGGATTTATTGATTTTATGAGAGGTAAATACTATGTTAATAACAAATTTTACATTTTAAACATGCTCAAACAAATGACTGTTGTTGAAAAGGAACGGTTGCGGGCATTAGAATTCGACGAATTATGGCGTGATATATGGGGCGATTGTAAAATATCATGCCAATACAAGCATGAGGAACATATATCCAAAATAAAATTCAATTCCTTAAAAAATGGTATTTTTTATCGATCAGAACCATATAATCTAAATCAATTAATCGACGAAAGTAATCAATATGGCATATGGAATGACCCGGAATGGGGATTTCCCAAAGGAAGACGGAATTATCAAGAAAATGATTATGCATGTGCTTTAAGAGAATTCAGTGAAGAAACTGGCATTCATGCATCTAACCTTAGTTTGGTGCAAAATATTATCCCTTATGAAGAAATATTTACGGGCTCTAATTATAAATCTTACAAGCATAAGTATTTTTTAACCTATGTGGATAATAATTGTCATGTAAATATGGACAATTACGAAGTGTCTGAGGTTAGTCGCATGGAATGGAAGACATACGAACAATGTATTGAAGACATTCGCCCTTACAATTTAGAAAAACTATCCATGTTAACAAAAATAAATCAAACACTCACTGGTTTCCGATTGAAACGGTTTCTGTAATCCATGAGGTTTTGAATATTTGTTGATACAAATGAAATATGTGTGTAAAATTATATACGCATATTTTAAAGTAATAAGGTAGGATGTCTCAGATTACAGAAAAAATAAAACCGATTTCCAATAAGCGTACACTGAAAAAACGCTGTCCACCAGGCGAACAAAGAAACCCTATCTCTAATCTATGTGAAGCTATTCCCAAGAAAACGACGAATAAAACTGTATTAGGATGTTCCGTTGATTATGTCCCTACAACAGAAGAGGAATTGATCCGCATGAATGAATTGCAAAAGATGTCTGGTCAAGCTCTACGTGATATTCTATCTGAACTAAAAGGAGAACCTACCGGTCAAAAAAACTCTTCCGATGCTAGGCGTAAAATCGATCTCGTCAAATTAATAATATGTATTGAGAATAGACCAGTTGAGAATATTGAGCCAACGTTATCGTCTTCCTTACCATCGACAGAGGATATTATTACACCCATTATTAATGATGTTGTTGAACCAGTTGTTGAACCAGTTGTTGAACCAATACCTGACGAAGATAGTATTTATATAAAAGACGATGGAGAACGACTAGACGCAAATGACATAGATGACAATTTGGATGTAAATATGACGTCTAGTGATATGGAGCTACAAAATTCGATTGGCGTTGTACCGAATGATATGGAAAGCAAAGAAGGGAATGTATTCCAATTTAACAAAGAATACTATGAACATCTTGCATCCAATGATGATGCTAATTCAGACTTTCTATACCCTGAACTGAATGACCCCAATTTCAATGTTAAAATTGCAAAACGCAAAGAGTTCCACGATACGATGTATGACGGAAAAATACGTGATGTGAAATCACATGCAGAATTGTTATGCAAGGCCGATTTTGAATTAATGCCACATCAAATGTTTGTTAAGAATTTCCTTTCTTTCCAGACACCATACAATGCCATGTTGTTATATCACGGCCTAGGTACTGGTAAAACATGTAGTGCTATCGGCATTGCCGAAGAAATGCGCGGATTTATGAAACAGATTGGTTTAACCCAGCGAATATTAGTTGTTGCTTCACCCAATGTGCAAAACAATTTCCGCTTACAACTATTCGATGAGCGGAAATTAGAAGCAGATGGAGACCTATGGAATTTAAATACGTGCATCGGTAATGCATTGATAAAAGAGATTAATCCCACTAGTATGCGCGGTATACCGCGTGAAAAAGTGATTAGTCAGATTAATAGCATTATAAACAAATACTATTCTTTTGTCGGTTATACCGAAATCGCACATTTCATACAACGAAAGGTTTTTATCAACGACAACATGCAATACTCTGCAAAAGACCGCAAAGAGATGAAACTAAGGCAAATTCGCAAATTTTTCAACAATCGCCTTATTATTATTGATGAGGTTCATAATATTCGCCCAACGGATGATAACAAGGACAAAACGAAGACAGCTTCCTTGTTAATGGAAATATGTAAACATGCTGACAACATACGTCTATTATTATTATCGGCTACACCCATGTACAATAGTTACAAAGAGATCATATGGTTAACGAATATTTTGAATAGTGTAGACAAGAGAAGCTCCATAACGGAAAACATGGTGTTTGATAAGAATGGGAATTTTGTAGAGGAAAGGACTGATCAAAGCGGGAAATTTTACGAGAATGGAAGAGAACTTTTAAAGCGTAAGTTAACTGGCTATATCTCCTATGTTCGCGGAGAGAACCCTTATACATTCCCTTATCGCATTTACCCTGACATATTTTCACCGGAAAATGTGGTAAATATCGAGAACTATCCTAAGATACAGATGAACCTAAAAGAGATTGATATGCCATTAAAACATGTCCCATTGCATGTAACACCCATCGGGGAATACCAAGAAAAAGGTTATAAATACATCATGGAATATCTACGATCACGTAGTTCGACAGTAACGGATAAATTTGGAAAAACAAAAATAATGCCTTCATTCGAGAACATGGAGACATTTGGTTATACATATCTCGAAAAACCACTACAATCGTTGGATATCGTGTATCCTAGTAGTGAACTCGATCAGATATTCGAGAACAAAGAGACAACCGACGTTAATATGGAGAACATTATTCAGAACATGGTCGGCAAAAACGGACTGGCAAAAGTTACCAAACACAAAACCAGTGAGTTGATGCGATATGATTATGAATACAACGATAAGATTTTGAATACACATGGGCGCATCTTTCACCAAGACAACTTACATAAATATAGTAACAAAATGTCTACTGTATGTAATTCTATATTAAAATCGACTGGCATTGTTATTGTCTATTCACAATATATCGATGGAGGAGTTGTCCCCATGGCTCTTGCATTGGAAGAGATGGGGTTTTCACGTTATGGGTCAGCGGGTCATACACGTTCGTTGTTCAAAACACCTCCATCTGAGTATATTGACTCACTTACTATGAAACCAAAATCACAATTTGTTCCCGAGGATAATAAAACGTTTACACCTGCACGATATGTAATGATTACTGGTGACAAACGGTTCTCTCCAAACAATTATGACGACTTGAAATATATTACTAACCCTGAAAATGCATACGGAGAAAATGTAAAGGTTATTCTTATTACCAAGGCAGCAGCCGAGGGTCTTGATTTTAAAAATATTCGTCAGATCCATATCATGGAACCATGGTATAATATGAACCGAATAGAACAGATTATCGGTCGTGGTGTAAGAAATCTAAGTCACTGTCGTTTGCCATTTGAAGAGCGGAATGTCGAGTTGTATTTGCATGCTACTCTTCCACAAAACGAAGAAGAACCAGCTGATATGTACGTATACCGGTTCGCCGAGAAAAAGGCAAAGCAGATCGGTATAGTTACTCGGATATTAAAAGAGATTGCAGTAGATTGTATACTCAATATCGGGCAGACGAACTTTGCCGTTGATAAACTACTTGAAATAACTGAGAATAGAAATGTCAAAATTAAATTGTCAAGCAACGAAGATGGTGCCATGGTTGATTATAATATTGGAGATAGAGCGTTCACTGATGTATGTGATTATATGGATAATTGTAGTTTCACATGTTCTCCAAATACACCAATAGGTGCGTCTGATATTGTTGAAGATACATACAATGAGGAATATGCTCGAATTAATTACAGTGCCATCGTCAAGCGTATCCGACAGTTATTCAAAGAGAAGGTTTTTTATCATAGAAATGAGCTGATCAATTCTATCAACATCAAATTGAATGTTCCCAATAGACACCTCATTAAAAATGTCAATAGTCAATACCCCAACGAGAACATAGACTATTCTTATGACGAAAAACAGATTGATTTTGCACTATCTCGTTTTGTCAATAACAAGACGGAACAATTAACTGATAAATACGGACGCATAGGTTATTTAACGAACCGTGGTGAAATATACGCATTTCAACCGATTGAGATTACAGACCAATATGCGTCCATATTCGAACGTGATGCACCGGTTGACTACAAGCCGTCCGTATTGCAACTCGAACTTCCGGTAAAACCTCGGGGTAAACCGAAAACAGGTTCTCAGATAACCGGAGAAATAACTGAAATAAAAAACACACGAACCTATACCGATGTATTAGAAACTATCAGAGAAAATATGAAATCCGCGATCATGATTGATGAATTAACGGGTGATATTGATATGCAAACTACACACTCTATCCGAGAATTAGAAACTGGTGAGGTCGATTGGTATAAACACCTAGGCAGTGTATTCCATAAAATCAAGCAATTTCATAACTTAAACGACGAGGATATTGTTAAGTATGCCGTTCATCATTCCATCGATACGCTTTCTCTGACAGATAAACTACTCGCAATACAGTACTTGTATAATGACAATACAGCAAAACTGTTATCTATTGAAACAACTATCAAAGACTACTTCGATACTAAGATAATGCATACGAGTTCTTATACCGGAATACTCTTGTTATTCGAAGACAATGCAAATACAACGTTTAAGATCTATGTTCAAGACAAACAGGATGCGGGTCTTTGGAACGAGTTGGATGGTACCGAGTATGCTGAATTTAAACCCAAACTCACGCGCTTCATTTCCAATATCAAATCCTATAATAGTATTGTAGGGTTTATGAGTGTATTTAAGAACAATGAGGTCGTTTTTAAGACCAAGAATTTGAACGACAAACGAAACAACAAGGGTGCCTATTGTGAGAATGCAGGTAAACGTGATATTATCGCACGATTAAATAATGTACATGGCAGCAACGCCTATTCTGAAATTACTATTAATGCGGACATTGACATTAATGGGGTGACGTTTAAAAACATAGTATTCAAGAATGGATTGTGTGTTATGATGGAGATATTACTTCGACACTATGATGATATTCGCCACCAATCACAGCGATGGTTTTTCAACCCAGAAGAAGCGTTATTGAACCGCATTATCGAAGTTAAGAAATGAAGTGCGAAAAATTGAATTCTATATGAAATTACGTAAAATACATAAAAGATAATATAGTATTATATTAGTTAAGATGGACAAATATAATAGCGTTTCTAAAAAAGACCCTAAGGTGTACGGAGTATATGTTCAGGAGCTATTGAACATGAAGGTCTTCCTCTCTATTACAGAGGTTGGACAAAATATTAAACGCAATTTAGAACGTTGGATTTCTAAGAATACAGAGGGACGTTGTATTCCCGAAGGATTTATCAAACCTAATTCTGTAAAAGTAATTAGTTATTCGAGTGGCACCGTAAACGGGGATAGTATTGAATTCCAAACTGTATTCGAATGTATGGTTTGTCACCCAGTGGAAGGAATGCTAGTTGAATGCGATGTAAAGACAATTACCAAAGCTGGTGTTCACGCTGAGGTGAATGACGAAGATGGAAATGTACCAGTCGTTGTGTTTATTGCACGTGACCATCACTTTACTAATAATCGCTTTGCAAACATTAAAGAGAATGATAAGATTACTACAAAGGTAATTGGCGTGCGATTTGAATTGAATGATCCATATATATGCGTCATTGCACAGATGGCCAACCATGAAAACAATGCCAGATAAGTCCCAATATCATATACAATATACACATTTTTCCAATTATTTTCTTATAGATATCCAGAAAAAGAAATGGCATCGCTCAACCAAAATGGACATTTTAAAAATGTCCAATTTTCATTTCCTCAAAATAGTTTTGAAAAACGTACCTATGAAAAACGGGTTCTTAGCATTATGCTTTAAAAACGTTTTTTTCCCGAAAAAAATTGTTACTGTAAATAAAAAAGTATATTATAAGCGAAAGCATTTAGGAACTAAATATGTATTCTAATGTATATAGATATAGAATAAAATGGATACAATAACGGTTCATTTAGGTTCCATTAAATATAATTGTATTGAATGTAACTATACTACCAAGCGAAAAAGTCAATATGATAGACATCTATTAACATCTAAACATAAAAGAATACATGATTACATTGAGAATAGTTCCAAAAAGTTCAAAACATATAAATGTGACAATTGTAATAATGAATATAAATTCCATTCTGGCTTATGGAAACACAAAAAAACATGTACCCACAAGCCTGACCCTGCTAATGATGTAACTGAAAGTGAAAAATGCGAACCACTCACAGAGGAAACCATTAATTCGTCATCTAAAATTGCAGATACAAACGTAGTCACTGAATTATTGAAACAGAACCAAGAATATAAAAACATAATGTTCGACCTTGTAAAAGAGAATAAGGACTTCAAACAATTGCTTATAGAACAAAATCATAAGATGATGGAATTGGCTGGTAAAGTCGGCAACAACAATAACAATACTACCAATAACAATAAATTCAATCTCAATTTTTTCTTAAACGAGACATGTAAAAATGCAATCACAATGAACGAATTTATAAATTCGATTGAAGTGTCTATGGAGGATTTCATCCATACAGGCAACATCGGGTTTGTAGATGGTATTTCCAAAGTAATGGTAAAGCGCATAAAAGATATGGAACTACATACACGTCCTATGCACTGCACTGATCTGAAACGCGAGACCGTTTACATAAAGGATAATGAAAAATGGGAGAAGGATGATACGGATAAAAGCAGTTTACGTAGAGCAGTGAAGACCGTTGCGAACAAGAACTACAAACAATTGCAAAAATGGTATGACAATTCCAAACCAGAAGTGGAACAAATAGGCAGCGAAGATTGTGAGAATTATTTTAAGTATTATAAAGCATCGTTGGGTGGGTATGACAAGGATGAAGACAAGAAATTCGAGGAAAAGATCATAAAGAATGTTCTCAAAGAAGTTGTGTTGGATAAGAATGTATAGATATTAGCAAACAACTTAAAAATGTTTTGTCATAACTGTTCAAGTATATAAGTCGAGTATGCAATCTAATATTGACCGACTAGAAACATTGAAATCTAAGATAGAGGTGATGAGTAAATACCATCAAACCGAGATACTACGCATTTTATCAAAACGTCTATGTAAGTTAAATGAGAATAAGAGTGGAGTATTTGTAAATCTATCCTTTCTACCAGATGATTTGCTTGACGAATTGACGAAATACATAGATTATGTAGATGACCAATCTGAAACATTCGCCACAGCAGAATACCAGAAGAATGAATTTAAGTCGTCATTCTTTGTAGAAAAAGAAGATAAAGACAACTCGACAATACATCATACCCTAGTAAGCCGTTAAAATTCATGACTGCAACATGCAACCCCATATTTTTTTATGACAATCCGCCACCCGCATTGTCACAAATTCTAGAAAAATTAGATCCTCATATGTATAAGGGAGGTGCAAATGCAAAACCTACAACTACTCTATCGTCCAAGGTGTTAGACGAGAATGTAGACACACAAATAGCAGAGCCACTGCCAGTGAAAACGGTCCAATCAAAAGCAGATGCGATTACCCCGAACCACCAAGACTCGCTATTTTGGTGTATATACGTAATCGCACATGGATATAGTGACTATTTACAAATATCACGCAATTATGGTGTAAGAAAACTAGAAGTAAACAAAGACATTATGACCTATATGCAAGACAATATGCATAAGTTCCACGAAACGAATATAAAAATGACAAAGATAGCAGCAAAGGTAACTTTGTCGGAGCTCTTGTCGTTGCAACAAACCATGAACCTAAATTGTATGTTAACTATGTGTATTTTTTACAAAATAAACGTTTTCTTAATTGATCCAGTTAAGAATGGGATGTTAAAATTCATATCTGCACCTGATGGAGACAATCCGACTTATATGATATACAAGGGCGATAACGGAATATATAGCGTAGACATCGAGCCTATTGCGAAAGAAAAAATGGAAGATTTAAACACCGAGTTGATATGTTTAGACAGTTCATCACGCCCACTGAAAGCGATATCGCATTATAAAACAGATGAGTTGGTTTCGTTAGCACAACGCTTAAATATACACGATTGTAATCGAAAATACAAGAAGGCTGAACTATACAAAGAGGTATCAGAACTACTAATGTGGTAATATATCACTTCAACTACAAAATTGAATTCATATAAAATAATATATGAATTTACTATATAATATATTATGGACCCGAAAACAGAAGGTAATACTAGTATGGAACCGCTGCAAAATATTCGCGGTGGATCCCGTACTGCAAAGGATATCGCAAATAAAAAAGAGGAGTTTGAAAATATCGTGCAATCCTATTTAGAAAATAATCCATCTATATCCTTGGATCGCAAATCACATGAATTGGAGGTTCGTTTTGGTACAAACCCACGACTATCGCGTTACATAACTAAGATTGACTATGACAATGTTGTGAAACAAGTGAAATCATGTGGTTTCGTGCCGGAGTTTATTGACGGAAATCAAATACTACGCATACAGAATGAATACACTGACAATCGTACAGGACAAACAAAAATGTCGAATATTCGTGCAGAAATTGTAGGCGCCGATTTAATTCAGGAGTATTGTCGTACCAATAGTCTCCAAAAGGTCATTGACATGCCATCAACATTATTAAATAAATTGAAGTTCACACAAAAGATGAGCGCGAAGCGTCCAAATGGCGAATATATAAATAAGGTTGATATGGAAGACTACAATTTTCGCGTATCATATCAAACGGAACAAGATTATAATGTCCAATCAAATATTGCTCGTAATATCATCTCCAAATGGAGCGACGTTAAAAAACGTTTCCGTAGCTTGAACCGTGTTCGATTTACACATCCCGATCATCCAATATTCGTTGATATTAGTATTGTGAAGTCAGCAAAAACAGTGAAGGGTGTTCATGTTCCCACATACACAATTCAAGAAGCCAATCTGTTTAACAATCCTGAGACGTATGAGATCGAATTAGAAATTGATAATTCAAGGGTTGGACCAGGAACTGAATTTAATACGGTAAAAAATGTAATGGTATCGCTTCGCAAATGTATTCGCATTATACTTAGTGGATTGCAGGGAACTAATTATCCGATATCGTATCTAGAACGCGAAAATGTATTACAGCGGTATTTGTCATTATTATATGGCGAAAAATACGTAAACCGTCGTGTTACCTACAAGGATTTCGTTGGTCCTGGATCTATGACATTGCAAGTAGAAAACATAATTGAGCCGACCGAAGATACAATGATTGCCAATGTAAGAAAAGATTACACTGTTACTGAAAAAGCAGATGGCGAACGTATGTTGTTGTATGTATCGGATGAAGGTAAGATATATATGATTGATACAAATATGAATGTTATATTTACTGGATCAAAAACCTCAGAAAAAACGTTATTTAATAGTTTATTCGACGGTGAACATATTAATGGCGACAAAAATGGAAATGCAATCAATGTATATGCGGCTTTTGATATTTACTATATCAATAAGAAAACGGTGAGGGAACTTCCGTTTATCAAAACTAATCAAGAAAATGAAGATGCTGACGACTTAGAGGAAGGGGAAGCAGCCGGGTCCAAGTATAGGTTGGAACTTATGGCAGAAGCATTAGAACTGTTAAAACCTCAATCCATATTGGAGATATCTGACACGAATACATCCAAATCATCGAATATTGTAATAAAATCCAAGACGTTTTATTCTGATAGCGATTACGGGACAATATTTGCAGCATGTTCGAAGAAACTGTCTGATATTCAAGATGGTTTGTTTGAATACAATACGGATGGCCTCATCTTTACTCCCGCAAAATATCCTGTCGGAGGAAGTGTAGAAACGGGCGTTGGACCATTGAAAAAAATTACATGGGAACATTCATTTAAGTGGAAACCGCCGGAATTCAATACGATTGATTTCTTAGTTTCAGTAAAGCGCGATAAAACTGGACGCGAAGAGGTCCATAACGTATTCCAAGAAGGACGCAATTTAACAACAGGTAACGAAGTAGTTCAGTATAAGACAATTGTTTTAAGGTGTGGTTTCGATGAAAAGAAACATGGGTTCTTAAATCCTTGTCAAGAGATATTAAACGACAATTTGCCTAATCCGGATGATATTGATAATGTAGATACATACAAACCAGTCCCATTTCAACCAACCAATCCGTATGATCCAACTGCTCATATTTGTAACATATTACTGAAAGGTACTGGCAATGCTCAACATATGTTCACAGAAGAGGGCGAATATTTTGAAGATGACATGATTGTAGAGTTTAAGTACGAAAAGAATAACAAGGATGGATGGAAGTGGGTACCATTAAGAGTTCGATATGACAAGATTGCGAAATTACGTGCAGGTAAACCCGAATATGGTAATGCATATCATGTGGCTAATAGTAATTGGCGTTCGATACATTATCCTATTACGGACGAGGTATTATCGACTGGTAATAACATTCCATTAAATGAACGAAATGACGAAGTGTACTACAATCGTTCTGATGATGAAACGAGTACACAGGGATTACGAGACTTCCATAATTTGTTTGTGAAGAAAAATTTAATAGTAGGTGTATCTAATCGCGGGGATACATTGATCGACTATGCAGTAGGGAAAGCGGGTGATATGTCAAAATGGCGAATGGCGAATTTAAAGTTTGTGTTTGGTATAGATGTATCGAAGGATAATATTTACAATCAGATGGATGGTGCATGTGCCCGTTATTTGAAAGCATGTAAACGAAATAAAAATATGCCCAAGGTATTGTATGTAACTGGGGATAGTGGAACCAACATTCGATCTGGTCAGGCATTAAACACTGAAAAGGACAAGGAGATTGCGAAGGCTGTATTTGGAAATGGACCAAAGGATGTAACCTTGTTGGGCAAAGGTGTTTATAATCAATATGGAATAGCGGAATCCGGATTTAATGTAAGTTCTTGTCAGTTTGCTATGCATTACTTCTTTGAAAACAAAACAACGTTCCATCAATTTATACGCAATGTAGCAGAATGTACAAAGATAAATGGACATTTCATAGGCACATGTTATGATGGTCAAACTGTCTTTAATTTATTACAAGACAAGGCAAACGGTGAGAGTATGACCATCATGAAAAATGAACGCAAAATATACGAAATATCAAAGATGTATGACCAGACCGGTTTCCCCGCAGAAGAAATGAGCTTAGGATATGCAATTAATGTATATCAGGAAAGTATAAATAAAACGTTCAGAGAATACCTAGTAAATTTCCAGTATTTTACAAGGATCATGGAAGACTATGGATTTATATTAATAACAAAGGAAGAGGCAGTATCCATGAATTTACCAGACGGTAGTGGATTGTTTTCCGAGTTATATGCAAATATGGAACAGGAAATCAAACAAAACTCCAAACGCAAACATGATTATGGTACCGCATTATATATGTCTCCGGAAGAAAGACGCATTTCATTTATGAACAGATATTTCGTATTTAAAAAGGTTCGTAGTGTAGATGCCAAGAAAATGGCCGACATTATATTAAAATCAGATTTGGAGACAGAACAAATTGTGAGTGAAATATTAGGTGACGACAATGCAGAAGACAAACCATCTGCACCAAAGCCCAAAGTCCGTAAAATGAAGAAGTCGAAAATAATCTTAAAAAATGCCGATGCAGATAAGTAAATGCACACAGTAGTTAGAATACACTAAAATATGTATGTAATATTTGAATATACATATTTTTTGTTATCATTCCCAATTCCGTTTATCTCTATATTCGGCAGGGTTATTGTGGCTACGTAAGAACATAGTATCTGGCGTAATGTTGAATATGGGTTTGCCACTACGATAAAAAATATCAACCTGTGTTTGACGCCATTTTTCTTGTTTTCGCATAGCACATAGAATTTCACTATCTAATTGGAAGTCTTTCTCCGAAAACATAGTATACTCTTATGCCAGATTTTCTATTCACTACATACCGGTTCCTGCAACTGCATCAACCATTACATTATGTCTTTCTTTTACAGTATCTAATATACATTGCTGTTCTTCACTTAGCTGTATCATACGATATATTATTCTATTGGTTCGCTATACAATAATATAGATTAACGTGTATACCAATTATTTATATTGTTAATGACTGATTTATTTTTTGAATTGTATTTTGAAAAGCCTTTGTATTATTATTGTTATATGCGTTGAAATGCGAATATAAACCATAAGATGTAATATCTTCTTTTAACCAATCAACCTCTCGTATAAAACAGCTAATATTATTCATTATTCGTATTATATAAAACCATATATCATCTTGTTTATCACAGGTATTTAAA